TTCTTTACCTAAATCGTCAATAACTAATACACGCACATTAAGCCAATCAAACTTACAACGCCCATGAAATCCGTCTAACTCATAAACCATGTTTCGCTTATCTTCAGGGTCTGCATCAAAAGTAGATTTCTTTCTTGATAAGAACTCTGGATAAGTCATGTAATAAATCGGACGTGCACTTAATCCGTAATCAGTTGGACTCATACCAAGAGCCTTGGCTGCTAGGGCATCTTCGTCTGGCAGGCGACGAATAACTTCCATAGCAGCCACGACCGCATGAGTGGTCTTGCCTATCCCAGGACCGCCATCAAACAACAGACCGACACCGTTGGTGCCGATGTTGCCAATCTGCTTGATAACCTGCCCACTAACAGTGTCATCAATCCAACTACCCACTTCTGGCGAGAAGTGACCAGTGTGATTGGCTATGTCTTCTGGCTCAAGACCTAAAAATCTACGAGGGATGTTTGATGTACGAAGTAACCAATGTTTCTTAAGTGGCGATAACGTGTTTATGTCATACATCGTTGTCTTCCCTCCATTTTAAATATTCTCTATGAAGTTTTTCCCAATCGTAGTCGTGACTGTCATCAGTTCTTGGAACGCTGTACGTAGTTTGGTATGGCAATGCACGCATTAAAAACCAATGAGCAATTTTTCCCATAAAGTTTCCATACCAGCGAAAAAATCTATTTGGATATTCTTGCTTCACCCAGTTGTCTTCGTTCCAATCAAAAGTCATGCGTCGACCTTGAACTCCAAACGACCTTCAAATGCTGTTGGCTTTTCAGCCTCGTTAAACTTTGTTGGATTCATCTTTACACTCTTGCGAGTTGTGTTTTGCAGAACCATCTCTTTAACCCAACGCTTTGCAGCAGAAGCATTTTTCCACGCTGTTTGTGCGCCTTTGCCTTCTTGGTCAGGAAGTGAATTTAATCCTGCGCTAGAAGTTTCAAATGTTGTGAGATTGTAATAAGCCAACCATGCTCCAGCCTTTTCAGGATTGAGTGTGATTGAAGCAGTGAACACTGCTGATTTCTTTTTAGCCATTGCTTGCCTCCTTTAGGCGTGCTTCGTGTCGTTCTAGTTGTTTTCTACCAGATAGTGAATTCTGGAATACACGACCATCGCTGGCTACAAGGGTCGCTGCACTTTCTGTAGTCTCTACCTTGGAAGTTACTTTTGCAAGTCCAAGGTTCTCTCTTGCCTGGTTCATCTTCTTGCCAAAAGAAGAAAGATATAACTTATACAGGAATGGGGCTTCATCCCCGATGTTTTTAAAGTTGCTTTCATCTGCCATAAACAGGCGCAGAAGTTCTAACTCAATCAATGGAGTTGTTGCGTATTGCTTTCTAAACTTTGCAAGGGCGCCTGAGAGTTGCTTGACGCTAACGGTTCCTGGTAGGAGTGGGTACTTTTTGCCAACTCTGTAAGAGAACTCAGCAGCGACGTCCATTGGAGTCCACTCATGCTCTGGGCGCTTACCTCTCGTCTTAGGGTCGCTCTTCCTAATTTTTGGCTGTGGTGCATCCTTCGGTTCAACAAGACCATAGCCTGCCAAGTCTTCTCCATCATCTTCCCATTTTCTCATAGGAATCCTTATCTCCTTCTTGAAACTTTTAGTTTCAGAATCTTTTAATTTATAACTATCTTGGCTATTAGGTACTAATGGCTTATGACTATTAGTACCACCAGATACATAGTCAGGTGAGGTGCGGACATTTTGTCCGTCATCTTCTTGGGCATTTTTACTTTCATCGACTTGATTATGGACAAAATTGGGTTCAACTTTATTGCCCTTTACTACATTGCATATAGCGTGAGATGGTCTAACATTTTCTAAACTATCTAACCCACCTAAAGATAATGGAATAACGTGGTCAATGTGCAGTCCTAATTGCCATCCAGGTTCTTTAGTAGAACGAGGCGCAGTTAAGTCAATTTCAGTACTGCATAGGTGACACACAGTTCCATAAAGTTCTAGTACTTGCTTGTCTTTCCAAGTTCTGCTGGACAAAGGCGGTCTTTGAAACCATGGGATAGCATTTAAATTTGGAGTATCCCCCTTTAAAATCTCAATTATGTCAATTCCTCGGTATCCGTTTGCTCGTTTAGACGGCTTTCGCTTTATAAACCCTTTGTCTTCTAACGCCTTTAAAGCCCTTCTAACGGTCTTTTCATTTGCTTTGCCAGTCATACCTGCCAACTCTTCTACTGAGGCCTTAAAAGAGGTGCCAGAGCCCGCAAAATGGCAAATTACGTACAAGAGCCTAAACTCATAATTAGATAAAGACGCTTCCCAGGCCAACGTTGGAAAAATTGCCATATGGATTACTCATCATCCTTGAAAGGTGAAATATCCTTTTTGTTCTCAGAATCCCTCATGTGGTCATCAACGGCTTGGCTCAATGACTCCATAACCGTGGAGGCTACAAAGGCTGCTAAAGCCTCTATAAAAGTTCCTAGGCTTTGGTGCATAAGGTCATGCAGACCCTCAGTATCTATGTCCAATCCCATATCTTCGATGTCAATCTCAATCAAGCCATGTGAGATATCCCATGTATCAAGAGCCAAGTCTTCGACGGCATGGATAATCACATGTGACTGAGGGCTGTCATCCCAAGCAATTGCTAAAGCATCTCCTGCTTTCAGTTGGTTAACTACTTCCTTGACTGGGTTTCCTGAGACAACAATGTCATCTGCTTGTTTGAGTAAATGGTCTAAGCCCTCTGCTGATTCTATAAAGGCTGTTACTTTGACCTCTGCTTCAATACAAGTTCGCAATACGCTTTGTATAAAGTCTTGGTCATCTTCCGTTACTGGAATAAAAACAGTTAATTCTAAATCTGAATAAACATCAAATAAATCCTTAAGGCCTTCACTGACGTCTTCATTTTCAAATGCGATTACTCCGATATTCATTGTTCCCTATCTTCCAAGACGGTTGATTATTGTTGGTTTATTTAGGTATTTACTCAAGGCAATTGCAATAAACGTTGCGGAGGGAACAGCAATTATTAACCCGCGTGTAATATGCACTTGAGAATATAGGGCGCCAAAACTTAATGGCAAAGCCGCGTATTTGTTGAGTGTTGAAACTTCCAAGATACTAAAGGTAATTAGTTCTGCAAGTTCGATGAGATATGTGACTGAAAGTCCTGTTAGGACTGTAGCGATGAGAAGGTTAACCATGTCCGCATACTACACGGTTAGGTTGGTGTACTCCACTCCCGCATAGGTGCGGACTCGCCAGAAAGCATTGTTTGGAACCCAGTCGTTGATAGTTCTAGCCAACCTTGGTACTTTACTTGGCTTGCTAAAGTACACGTAACTGTAAGAGTCGTGAGCCGTTCCAGCCCAAACTGCTCCAAAGTCAGACGGCAAAGAACCGTCAAAGTATTCGGTGGCTACTGGAGATTGCTCTAGTTGAACGCAGTCAATGTAGGCAATTGTAGCCGATGTTCCTGAAAAGATAGTTTCAATAGTTGTGGCAGTTGAAGAAACAGGGACAGGGAAAGTAACAATGTAACGCTCCCATGGATTTGTAAATGTTCCTGTTCCTGAAACATTGTCTGAGTTAGGAACTGATAACGTTGCTGCTGTTCCATTCAACCCTGTGATTACAGCGCCTGAACCAATACCTGTGCCATTTACAGATTGACCAATTGCAACATTAGTTGCATCCCCTACCGTAATTGTTGTCGCTCCAGAGGCTCCAGTAATAGTGGTTGTGACATCTCCTGGCACCGCAGCCGTATACGTATCGACAATTGTTCCACCGCTATCACGAGTATTCATAGTAATAAGCAATTGACTTGAAGATTTTGCAAAGGCTGATGTTGTGTAATACACGCCTGTTGTTACAGGGGAAGTATTTGATTTAAGTGACCACGCTCCTGATGCAACAACTTTTCCACTATAAGTTCCTGAATAAGCCAACGGTGTAACGTCAGTGCTTTGACTTAACGTTGGAGAACCAGTAGATGTCCAATCAGTAAAGTTAGTTTCAAAAGAAGGATTCTTAATAAGATTTGTTTTATTTGGATTTAAGAAAACATCAATTGCTCTTGCTTCATTGTAAGAAACACTAGACCCAGATTGCAAACACACCATGTCTACGTAATACGTTCCAGCGGCTGACCAAGACAAAGTAATTCCTGCGTATGTTCCTCCAGAAGTGTATGGGTTAACTGTTGCAACAGGTACAGAGAACCCTGAACCACCACTTCCAAGAACAGAAGATGGTGCTGTAAGTACAGTTGTCGTATCTACACCAGCACCAGAATTAGTAATTGTAACGCTTGTAACAGCACCACCAGAAACAACAACTGTTGCAACTGGGGATATAGATGGGTTTGTTCCTGAGTTTGTAGTTAACGTTACACCTGTGTAAGTACCGTTGGTATAGCCAGTTCCACCAGTAATTGTTCCTAGCGTTGCCACAGATGACTGTGCCGCGGCAGGAGCAGCGTAAGTAACTGAAGCAACGCTCCAAGAGTTTGTTGCAGCATGCGCTGAGCCAGCATGTGCAGAGCCGATAATTGTTCCAGTTAAATCATAATAACTAATTGCTGGGGTAATACTTCCAGAACTTAATGGGGACTTTACTTGAGCAGAAAGAGTATAAGTGGTTCCTGGAGTTACTGGTACCCCTTTAAGAATAGGGTTGTCTAATCCAAGCGTCATTGAGCCAGCATCTGTTGCAATAATTTTGCACGCATATTGAGTGTCAATAACTGGGTTAAAAGTCAATCCATTAATAGTTGTTGTTACTGAAGTACTTGGTACTTGGTCTGTAGCAGCGGCAAATGTAGTTGTATTTGTAGCCGTCCAATTTCCTATTGAATTATAAAATGTTGAGTCTTGGACGTTAAGCAAAAGATTTTGCGAAGTAGTTAATGTTGCAGGATAACTTGTCATTGCCTCTACAAAAGTTTGTATTGCAGTACGCGTACCTTTTTTAAAATACATATATAACGCTTCACGGATAAGTTTTTTTTGATTTTTAACAGGAAGACCAGGTTCTTGAGTAAGTCCTAACCCCACTGTTTGAAGTGGTATTAATTCTGTTGGTGTTTGTAAAGCGGAATGAGAAGGCAATAAAAGGTCAAGATAAGTAAGCAATTCATCATATGTAAATCCCATTCCGTTTAAAAATGAATACAGAGGAGATGTTGTGTCTACTTCACTTAAAGGACTTTGTTCTGCACTAGTAAACACACGAGGCAAAGCATTAACAAAATTTAATGAACTACTGTGGTTACTTGGAACAGTGTCTGAAATAGAGCCAGCAATTACCCAAACTTTTGAAGAAGTAAACAAAAACATACGATAATAAACTTGTCCACCTGGTGTAATTGCTTGAACAGTGGTTTTATTTTCTTCACCATCAAATAAATACGTTTTATTAATATTTGTTAAACTAGTTATGTTTTGAGCAATTTGTGAAGGTGTAAGAGTTTGCTCCCAAACAATTACTCCATCTTCAGCAGTTTCTGGAAACCCAACTTGGTTTCTTACTAATCTAATTTTGCTAAAAGTACCTGTAGGAGATTGCCAGTAAACGTATACTTCCGTAAAATTAATTGTCTCAATAGACATAGGTTCTACAGAATAAACAAGTCGCGGTGTTACACCGTACTTAGAACCACCATATACAACTGTGCCGTATTTTGCCACGAGTTACTGCCCCTTAACAACCACATAAAAGAAATGGACTAAATCCACTACCTGTACTTGTACCACCTGCTGTACCTGTATAAACAGCATATAGTCCATACTCAATGTTGGCAATACGGTCTTTTAAACTGTTCCAAGTTGAAGTAGTAGTATCAAATGTTCCAATCCAACCAGAACCTACAGTAATGCTAGTTCCAACGTTGGTTTCAATAGAGTTTACCTCATCTTGAAGGCTATTAACGTGGTCCGCATAAATAACGTCAGTAAAATCAACCTTAGTACTAAATGCTCTAATAGCACTTGGATATTGGGCTGTCATTTTCACTTCCTTTCTTTACATGTCCTATTTTCAGGCTTTTACTTGTAATTTACTGGCTGAACTATCGTGGGTCTATATCTGGAGTTGTTTCTAAGGTATGAATACGACTTTCATGGTCTTTTAATACAGCCGCCATTGCAAGAAGTGTTGCAACTAAATCTACTGTTGTTGTTCCATCTTTTTCAGTAACTGTTTTGATGTACGGAGTAAGACCAGTAAGAGACGTAGAGTTTGAAAGAGTTTTTACGTATATTTTTTTGCTTTTATCTTGGTGCTTTCCAAATTCTCCCAACCATACGGGAAACTCTGGGTCTCCACCAATAAACATAACCCATACACCCTGCCCCTGTGTTGGAATTTCAGTAGTTAAACTAGACAGTTGAAATGGCCATGCCCAACCAGTAACTTCAGAATCAGTTACTTGAGGTACAGTTAATTTTAAACGTCGTTGATTATTAGGGTCTTTAGCATTACTAACAACTCCACGGTATAGCCCGTAGTATCTTTTAATATCATCCATTATGAAGAAGTAAGGCTAATGTTGGCTTGTTGTATGCGAAAAATTTGTCCAGCAGTTCCTGTTAGTGTATTTAGTCCACTTCCTCCAAGAATAAACAAAGCAGTAACTTTTGCTGTCTTAACACCTTGTGTTTGATTCAACACAAATTCAATATCTTGAGGATAAATAGTGTCTTGAAAATTCATGCCATTGTAACCAAATGCCGTTACTAAAGCAGTTGTTACGTTTAAATCAGTTTGTGTTTGAGTATATTGAGGCAAACGAACATAAGTAACTGCTACAGAAATATCTGTATAAGTTGGTGGTTGAATAGTGACAGTTGTTCCTAAAAGAATTTTGTCAGACAAAAATGTACTAACAGCAGAACTCATTGTTGTAAATTCTGTAGTAGGGTTATTAATGCTGTCTAGGCCAGGTTGAGTATCAGAATCGTTGGTGTTTCGAATTGGCGCTAAATAAAGCGTTACTGAAGTCCAATTAGATGCAATTGCATTTGCTTTACCAACATTGCTTACCGTCTTGGCTAAATCTGCATAATCTTTAAGGGTAACAGCACGATTGCCACTTCTAAGAACAGCAGGTGCTTCTACACGAATGTTATCTGTACTTTCTGGGTCAGAGCCACCTAATCCCACAGTTGTATTTGATACTGTATATGTGCTTCCGTAATTACTTAAATTAGATATTCCTGGAACATATGAAAAGGTATCAATAACCCCTGCAGCAATATTTCCTAATGCGCCTTGACCTACGCTGTATTGCGCCCTAATAACTGAATGAATAACAGGCATTGCTCCGTTAACTCCGTCACCAAAATTAATTGTTACACTGTTGTTTTCATCACTTGAGGCTGTATATACCAAATCACTTGGACCAAAATCTAACAAGTGTTGCACTTGAGTCCATTGAGTATAAGTTGTTCCATCTTGTACGTAAATAACGATTGAGTTGTCAATAATTGAGTTTTGACTTAAAACAAAAGATTGATAAGGTGTTTGTAACGAAACTCCAATTTGCTCCCCATATTGTGGGTAACTTGGGTCTAAGTCTGAAGAAATTAAACTAATAGAACGACCTTCATAAGCCAACACAGTGTAAGGTCCTGTAAGAGTAGTTGCAGTTCCTCCAACTGTTACTGGTGCACTAGTTGTAAAGTAAACAGTGTAAACAGCATCAACAATTGTTACGTTTCCTGTAACAACAGTTCCTGTAGGAATAGTAATATCTACGGAATCATTATTTGTAAAAGTAAGGGTTGTAAAAGCATTGCGGTAACCTGCTGGAATATACCCGTAGTTTTGAGCAATATTGAGAACACTGTTACGTTGAGTAGCAGTAGTAATTGACAATTCATTTGCAGTTCTGTCTACATAATACGCAATTAAATCTCCCATATAAGCAAACGCTTCAACCAACGCAACGCCAAAGTCTGCTGGGTCAGATGCTGTCCAGTTAGGGATGCGGTCCTGAATTCGAGCAATAAGGGCATCACGAAGCGAGTAAAAATCACGACCCGTATAATCTACGGAAATTGGAATATTAGATGCTGGTGTTATGCTCATGCGAACTCCTGATAAATTGGGTTATTACCGTCGACTAAAACGTATCCTATATTTGTATTTAATACTTTGTTATTTGGAATTGAGTACGTAAGAGCCAGTTCCAAAACATTAGTAAAAGAATCTACAGTTATGTTAACAGTTTGTAAAGTTAATAACGACAATTGATTTGCAAAAACTTTACGAATTTCATCTTCAATCTCAGAACTTGCAGAATCATCTGTATCAAAAAGAAAAAAAGGAATTAACGTCCCAAATTTTGGGCGCATTATTCTTTCTCTAATTGCTGTTCCAACAACAGAGAGAACCCTATCTGCCCAAATTTGTTCTTGAGTAGTAGCAACAGCAACTTTTCCAAAACTATCAAGGTTAAATGGCAACATAATTGCCATCTCAGTATTTGCCATTACTGACCTACCCATCTGCTTGGTGTTACCGTATACCCTGTTGTGGACTGATTAATTGTTGGTGTAATAGAAGATATTGTAGAGGAGGTGGGGGTTACTGTGTTGGCTGTGGAGATAAGATTTTGGATGTTTATAGTAGGGTTTCCACTTGAAGTAGAAGGCCTAGTTGAACTTCCAATATTAAGGCTAACACCATCAGTCAAACAAGTGAATGACGTTTGGTATTGTCCATCAACGCTAAATGTGTGAATCGCTGATTCTACAACCCAATACCCATCCGTAGTGTCAGAGGTTCCCTTAATTTCAATTGTTCTCCAAGGAGCAATTCTAGGGTCTCCCTGAGCCATACCTTTAGCGGGTATAGACAATCTTGATAAATGGGCTTTTGC